TCTTACTCCTTCGTAATATTCGCCAAGTGATAAAATAGCGTCGGCTCTTGCGCAAGATAGATTATAGTTTTCTACCTTAAATTTACCTTCTCGAAATGTTTTTGCGATTTTTGAATTGTCCCTTGCGTGCAAAAATAACATTGTACAGGAGGAAGTTAGTTTATATCTTTCTTTGAACTCCTTAAACTTGATATAGTTGTCTTCGCCAAGATCGCAATAACCTTCAAGATAATCCTCATTACTCCAATTCTTTGCGTTTTGGTTTAGGATATGGACTTCGTTCAAGCTATATCCTTCTTGTACAACATAATACAAAGGTAAATTCAATTCTTTGATGACTTCAAAGCGGTGTTGCCCGTCAATAATTTCAAACTTTTCATTCACTAAAATAATGGTAAGCAAATAATGCTGTTTCATACTTTCTCTTAATCTATTGATATGAGAAAGGTTTTTGGTCCTATTTCCGCCAATGTTTTTGAAGCGGTTATACTGAAACGTTCTTTGTACTGGAGATATTCCTTTGAATAAGTTCATAAGTGTTTTATTTATTTGTTTCTGTAAAGATAATAAAAATATATATAAAAACATATATAATTATATATAAATGTGTATATTGCATTCATGGAAACGAGCAAAGAAAAAAAATACATTGGTTTACAGTTGGAGACTGAAATCATAAAAGACTTGAAGGACCAAGCAAAGAAGGAGCACAGGACAACGGCTAACTTTCTTAGAATAATTATCACAAAATATTTAGAATCAGTAAAACAAGATTAATTTATGAGAGACGCTTTTTATTTTAGCCACGACAGCAACGCAAAAGACGATCCTAAAATAATGCTTTTAGTTGATGAGTTAGGACTTGAAGGTTACGGTATCTTTTGGGTATTGATTGAAGAATTGAGAAATCAAGAAGGATATATGTATCCGTTGCGTCTTGTTCGCGTTCTTGCGCGAAGATATAATACAACTGAAGCAAAAATGCAGACAGTTATAAAAAATTACGATCTTTTTAAATTTACTGAAAATGATTTCTTTTTTTCAGAAAGTTTATTACAAAGAATGAGGCACTTAGACGAAAAAAGAAGAAAAAGACAAATTGCTGGATCAAAAGGAGGAAGAAAAACTCAAAAAGCTTTGCGCAATTCAAGCAATGCTTCAAGCAATGCTTCGAGTAATGCTTTGAGCATTGCTTCAAGTGTTGCTAAAGCAAGTAAAGTAAATAAAAGTAAAGAAAAAGATATTACGCATTTTGCAAATACGTGCTTTAGCTTTGAAGAATTTTGGGAAACATACAAAAGGAAGAAAGACAGAGCAAGAGCCGAAAAAGCTTATTCAAAAATTTCTGAAGCTGACAGACAAAAAATAAAAGATACTTTAGAAGCTTACGTTCAAAATACAGAAGTTCAATTTCGTAAGTATCCGGTATCTTATCTTAACGGCGAAAATTGGAATGATGAGATTAACGTCTCCGGCGGCGCCGGTGGTCCAATGGGAACAAAAACAAGAGTATTAAACAGGGTACAAGATTAAACACTTTCAAAAAATGACTGAAAACTTAGAACAAACACAAAAGCAATTAATTTCTTATGTAATCTCAAATTCGGCACTTCATGAGGTAATAAAAGAAGGAATTAAGCCGGAACACTTCGGAAAATATAAAGACTTCGCCGAAACACTTTACAAATTACATTCTGACGGCGTTGTAGTTAGTTTTGACGCTATTTCAGCGAAATATAAAGGAAAAGCATTCAAAGCAGTTTTAGAACTTGCAAGCACTGAAATAGGATATGACTTTTACAAAAATATTTCTTTCTTTTGTTCAAACTTAAAAGAAGCACTCACAAAGAAGAAATTTGAAACCTTGCTTTCAAGTAGCTTGCAAAATATTGAAAGCATTGAAGTATCTAGCGAGATAACAAAATACACGAACTTAGAAAAAGAAGCAAGCAGCTTGACATCTATTAAAAGCGTAGCAGACTTACAGGAATCAATTCTAAAATCCTTAGACGATCCAAACGAACAAGGGCTACAAACAAATATGAAATGTTTTGACCTTCCTTCGGGCGGTTGTAAAGTTGGTAAATTGGTTACTATTGCAGCACGTCCGGGCATGGGGAAAACCGCCTTTGTTCTTTGCTTACTTGAAGGATTACTGGAGCAAGGCATTCCGACAGGATTTATTTCTTTAGAAATGACGAACAAAGAAATAGTTGAACGTCTTATTTGTATGCGTGGTTTTGACAATAACAACATACGAAAGGGAAATCATATTGAAGATCCTTTTGTCAGAGCTGAATACATAAGAAACTTAGAAGCGGTTTGTACGGCTCCATTTTATGTTGATGAAGATTCGGGAATCGGAATAAACGACATAAAGCAAAAACTTTATTCTTTGTCTTCCAAAGGTTGCAAAGTGGTTGCAATAGATTATTTACAATTAATTTCTTTAGCTGGAAGAAAAACAACGACGGAAGAAATCGGAGAAATAACAAGAATGTTGAAATCACTTGCCAAAAAATTAGGCATGACTATTTTTCTTTTATCTCAATTATCAAGAGAAGTGGAAAAAAGATCGGATAAAATACCTTCACTTGCTGACCTTAGAAGTTCCGGAGACATCGAACAAGATTCCGACATGGTAATCTTTTTATTTAGACCGGCTTATTACATTGACAAAGGTTCACTTTCTGAAGAATTCGTAATAAACGAACTACAACTTCAACCGGAACAAACCGCCGTAATATTTGACAAAAACAGAGGAGGACAAACAAGAACGGAAATTTGCTACTTTGAAGGAAAACACTATAAATTTACTGAAGAATGAAAAACGAACAAACACATTATTTGAATTGTATTCTTGAAATGGTATCCAGTCAAGAAGAAGGAAACGCAGAACTTGCAAGGACTTTAATTTATTCTTTAGGATTAAAAAATGAATTCATTGATTTATTGGTTCATGAAATACAGGAAAAGCGCGCAAAAATTTCTTTTGTAAGATTTGAAAGCAAGTCATTGCCTTTCGGTAAAAAGAGACTTTACAAAAAGGAAGAACTTGACACGTTAAGAACTTCAATTTTAGCCTTACAATTATTCAAACTTAATTTAACAAATCAATGATGACTTTATCAATAATATTTTCCGTACTCTTTTTTATTTCTTATCTAGGAAGAAGGGACCAAAACTAAAAAAGCTTACTAAATAAATAGTAAGCTTAATTAAAATTTGTTTTATATCGCTGTTCACCTTGAACAGTACAAAAATAGTAAAAAAATGGAAAACTTGACAACAAAAGAAAAGGAATTGTTTCTTCAATGGTCCTTTGTTTATACGGTCGCTGAATACGAAAAGAAAGTTTCTGAATATTTGAAAGCGAAAAAGGAAATTGAAAACAGTTTGGAAAAATAGGTAAACAATAGAGCAAGGGAAAAACCTTTGCTTTTTTTGTTTTTTACGTTTTACATGAAAAATACGTATATTAAGGCACAACAAACAAATATAAATATGGCAGCGCCAAAAAGAAACTTATTCGGATTAGGAAACAACGGAGGAAGACCGCCGAAATACGAAACACCTGAAGAGCTTCAAAAAAAATGCAGAGAATATTTTGAAAGTGCTATTAAGCTGGAAGAAAAGATAACCATTACCGGCTTGGCTTTATTCTTAGGTTTTGACAGTAGACAGTCTCTTTACGATTACAAAGAAAAGAAAGCGTTTTCTTACATAATAAAAAATGCTATGCTTACAGTAGAAAATTCTTATGAAAGCAAGGGCACTAATTTTGATATATTTGCGCTTAAAAATATGGGGTGGACTGATAAGCAAGAAATTGACCATACCACAAAAGGAAACGAAGTAAATATTCCGATTACTCACTGGACCACGACAGGAGGAGCAGGAAGTGAAGAAGATTTCGATAAGGCTTTTGACGATCTTGACTGATGGGAAAATTTAGTATCAATGAAAATTACCAAAGATTATACACTTCAAAAAAAAGATATTTTTTTGTGAGTGGTGGACGTGGTTCGTTAAAGTCTCATTCATTACATGACTTTATATTAAAGCTTACTTATGAAAAAGGGCATGGTATTTTATTTACACGTTATACAATGACAAGCGCAAAGGCTTCTATTATTCCGGAATTCAAGGAAGCTATTTCAAGGCTTGAAGTTGAACAAGACTTTCATATTACAGAAAAAGAAATCTATAACAAGAAAACGAAGTCTTTCATTTTGTTTCGTGGTATTAAAACAAGTTCCGGATTGCAAACAGGTAATTTGAAAAGTTTATCCGGCATTACTACTTGGGTGGTTGAAGAAGCCGAAGATTTCAGAGACGAAAAAACCTTTGAAACAATAGACGACAGTGTAAGGACAACAGAAAAACAAAATAGAATTATTCTTGTAATGAATCCAACGACACCGGAACACTTTCTTTTTGATCGTTGGTTTAAAAATACATCAAAACAAATTATGATTGACGGCTTTCCGGTTACGGTATCGGACCACCCAGAAGTCGAACATATTCACACAACTTTTCTAATTGGCTTTGAATACCTTGCGAAAGATTGGCTCAAGAAGGCGAAAAAATGGAGAACAAGAGCAAAGAAAGGAATTGATATTGTTACAGGTCGAACGCTAACAGAGACAGAGCAAGAACGATCAAAACTTTTTTACGTCAATAATTATCTTGGCGGTTGGAGGGAAAAACAAGAAGGTTGCATTTTTGATAATTGGGAAATCGGAGACTTCGACGAATCACTTCCTTTCGTGTTTGGACAGGATTACGGATATGACGATCCAACGACATTGGTAAAAGTTTCTATTAATAAAAAGAAAAAATTACTATATTTAGACGAAATCTTTTATTTATCTAGTTTAGATGATGACAAAATCTTTGAGTTGAATTTGAAAAATTGCGCAAGAAACCTTATTATTGGAGATTCAGCAGCAAAAACAACAATAGTAACTTTGCAACGTAAAAAAGACGAAGGAAAGAATCTGAATATTATTCCTTGCGTAAAAGGAAAAGGAAGCGTACTTACAGGTATTCAAAAAATGCAAAAATATCAAATCATTGTCACGCAAAGAAGCAAGAACTTAATAAAAGAATTGAACAATTACGTATGGCTTGATAAAAAGAGCGACGTTCCGATAGACGACTTTAACCACTTAATTGATCCGGTACGGTACGCCGTTGATTATTTAGACAGATAAAACAATGAAATGGTAATAATTGACAAAATAAAGAGTTTATTTTCTGTAAAAAATTATTCTAATAATTCAAACGATTGGAACGTAAACGGATCAAGTTTTTCTTTTTTCGGTGGTTGGTCTTCGTGGATCTATAAAGACAAGGAGAATGAAGAGAAGTTGATCAATGAAGGGTATTTATCCAATGAAGACGTTTTTGCAGTTGTCAAGAAACTATTTGACGCGGCTTCAGATGTTCCATTACTTTTGTGCGTAAAGGAAAATGAAGAATACGTTCCGGTAACTGATGAAAGTAATCCATATTACAGGTTGATAAAAAGACCAAACAAGGACCAAACCTTAAAAGAATACAGGAAAGAGCAGTATTCCAATTTCTTATTGACTGGAGATACTTTCGAGTGGAAGATTCAAGCCGCCGGATTTAATTATCCAACTTCTTTGAAGATTATTCCAAGTCAGTACACCACGATAAATATGATGAATGACAATGACTATTTTTCAGAAATAAAGAATTATTATTTTTGTTGGGGTGGTCAAAATAAATATTTTGGTCCTGAAGAAGTGGTTCATACTCAAAATTTAGACCCAAGCTATTGCAGTAATAAAGGACTTTCGTTTCTTCAACCGGCTTACAAAGCTTTAAGCACTTCGAACCAAGTGCATAATGCGGAAGCCCATATGATCGAAAATAGAGGCGCAACCGGAATGATTAGTTCGGACCAAGAAGGGTATCCATTGACAGACGAAGAACGCCAAGAAATCAACGAACGATTCAAAAAGAAAGCCGGAGGTTCTCACAACTATAATAAAATGCTTACGGTTGGAAGTAAAGTGAAATACACTTCTTTAGGATTAAGCCCAAA